TTGGAACTATTCCGTAATATGTTTGTTTGGATGTTCGGCCCAAACCTCCTCCTCCAAAAGAAATAGAAGTACTACCTATTCTTATGGTGTAATCCGCCCAATCAAGAGCCATAATCGTTAGTTGTATCGGTCTACCCGTTTTATTCGTGTAAATTGCTCCGATTTGTCTTTGTGCCGTTACGTCTTGTAGGGTCTGACTTATTCCTAGCAGTTGGCTCGATATCTGCGCTTTTGCTACATCTGTGTATTCTTTCGCGGCGTTTTCTGATACTGCAGTATCTGCCAAATTCCCCGTGATGGAATTTTTGAGTTTTACAATGCCTGCCTTTGTTTCGGTAGCATACGGGGATTTGTCTATATTTGTGGCCTCAAATACATTTTTTACTTTTATCAGTACGATTACGCTCATATTATACGGGCGGTTTTCGGGGGCTACGGGCACCACTCGCGAAGCATCAAAAGACACATTATAAACAGGATCGGTAATTCCGTCCTCGTTTCCCGTCCCTATGTTTCCTATGTTTTGAAATACACCGTCTGCCGTCCTTTTATCATTGGAGCTGCAGGCGAATGTACCCGTAATATTCCGAATAGCATCGTCTTGCGATATACCGAGGCTTGCCGCATTGCCGCCGGTAGCGCGGATAAACTTGCCGTCGTTGAATTTTGGCAGATTGAAATTCTCGCCGCTTCCGCCATAGGTATAGCCGATAACGTCAAAAAGCTCGATATATTCAGATTTTTGAAGTCTCCTGCCGTCTGCCGGAAGAAATCCTGCCGGGGTAGTCCTATCGCTAGACCAAAGCAGATATGAGCCTATCTTTAGCCCGTCGCTGGCTTCGGATTTGAGGGCATATTTATCGGCGGCAAGACCGCCGAGTTTTGCGCTATCTGCCGCGGTTTCGGTTTTGTCTAGCTTCTCTTTGATAAGCTTATTTGCATCGGTAAACTTTTCATTCACCTCGGTTTTTGAGTAGCTATCCTCAACGTCTCGCTTCTTAGCAAGGGCAGTATCCATACTACTTTTATTGTTTTTGATCTGCTCTTTTAGGTAGCTCGTGCGGTTTGCTAGCTGCTTAGCCTGCTTGTTGCTTATGCCGTCTATTCCGCCTACTACGGGGTCGGTTACTTCGAGCTGATATATCCCTTCTTCCCAAATTTTATCTTCTTTGACATTAGCCATTGTATGCTCCATAGTTGAATTGATCGTTATACTTTATCTGTCCATCGTGCTTGATCTGATTTGTTGAATGCTCAATCAGAGCTAGCACGCACCTTGCGGGCGCCGCTGCTTTTGCTGCTTCCGCTATCGCCGCCGCCTTACTCTTTGAAAGAGGAACGCTGCTTATGATGCTATATTCGGCCCAATGTGAATTTGAACCGTAAAATCTGCTTCTATCATGTTTTATAGAGCCGTCATATTTCTGCCCTAAATTTCCCTCCACTATGATTGCTCCGCTATCGATTGCGTTCACTGCCTTTTTGACCGCATAAAAGGTGCCCGAGTAGTAGTGGATTTTAAAGGCCTCTTTGATGAGCAGCCTTGCGCCGGTCTCACTAAGGCCTTCTATATTCACATCCAGGCTATCTGCCAAAATCCCAAGAAGCGAAGCGGGGCAGCTATCCGCCAGGATGTTTATCACGCCTATATCAAGACCTGCAAGGCTCAACCCAAAAAGATCGTCGAGCTTTTTGTCAAATTTTGGCTTTCCATTCGGCAAAATACTCATAATACGGCCTTTGCAAAGCTCAGTTCAAATTTGATTTTCACAAAGCTATCCACGTCCGCCTTTATATCGGCAGCGGGCTGCTTTAAATTTACTCGATACACCCCCTCGCGGTGTAGAATTGAATAAACATAGCTTAAATTTAGATCCTCGCCGAGGCTTAGACTAGTCCTGCTGGCTTCGATTTCGCGTTGAATACTAGCCTGCAAAAGCATATCTTTTAGCTCAAGTTCGGCTTTTATTACGGCATTAATGATTTTGGCATTCTCTATGACTACGGTATCGCAAAGCGGTCGCACCCGCTCGCCGCTTAGATAGCTTTGCACGCTCACTCTCGTCTCTTCGCTCATATCGGTGGTTTTTAGATAGAGTTTTACGATGCCTGGCCCTCCGTTTATCACGCTTACTTCCTCAACCTTAGCATTGGCGCTAAGGGCGTGATAGATATAGGCTTTCCTGCTTCCCGCCGTAGAAAATCGCTCCAGCGAAAGCACGGCGCGATCGCGCAGCCTCTCGTCGTTCTCCTCATCCGCGCCGCCTTCAAAGCGCGATATTTGGCGCGCCTTGAGTACGAATGAAAAAGGCGTTTGGATGAGCTCGCATTTTAGATCGCTTTGCTTGACGAAGGTCTGCAATACGCTATAGCTCGTACCCTTTAGCTGCCCCGCTGCGATCGTGATGTCATCTTTGATCGCGGCAAGCTCGCCGGAGCTTGCGCACAAGATAGTGCCTTTTGGGATTAGTACGTCCGAATCGCGCGCCATACTCAGGGTGAATTCTACTTTCGCTACGGGTCTTTCGCCCTTTTTGCGTGCGATTCCGTACATCGCAACGATATTGTCAAGATCAGCCCCCTGCGCAAAAGGTAGCAGCATAGATTTTACGGCGCTATTGATGCGGGCGCGCAAAAGAAGCTCTCTATAAGCTAGCGTCTCAAGCAGAGCCGAAAAGCGGTCGCTCTCAAGCAGAGCGATCTCGTCATCGTTTAAATGACCTTTAAAAAGTCCTTTAACGGCTTTTAAAATTTCATCGTAGCTAAGCTGTTCGATTACATTGGGATATGGCAAATTTTTTAAAAAGCTCATATTTCCACCCCAATCTCTTTACCGTTTGTTAGCAAAATTTTAAAGCTTAGCTTGTGATCTTTGAGGCTTATTAGCTTAACTTCATCTATTTGCACTCTCTTTTCCCATCTTTGCACCGCTTCGATGACGAAGTAGCTAAGATCGGCTCTAAACTCATCATTGACCCGCCTATCTATCAGCTCAAAAAGACGGCTGCCGTACTGCGGCAGCATTACCCGCGAGCCGATAGGAGTGCTTAGGATATCTCTGATACTATCTTCTACGCTTACTAGGTATTTCATCTCAATCCCTCGCTACTCCGCCGTTGGTATGGCTAGAAAGCGAGCCTCTGCCGTCGCTTATATCTCCGCTTGTCTTAAGCGATCCTGTGATATTTAGATCTCCGTTGATAGAAAAGCTACCACTACCCCCGCCGCTTCCTGCGGTCGAGATTGATCCTTGAATGATCGTATTTCCCAAAAGCTTGATATTGCCGCTTTGTACGGTAGTATCACCCGCTTTTACGTTTACGCTTTTTGCGCTCAAATTTGCGTTTTCGCAGGTGATATTGATCTGCTTCGGACTTGAAATTTCAAGGCTGGAGCTAGCCGTATCATACGAAAAGCTTACTCCATCCTCAAAACTTGCGTGGATCTTCTTATCGGTCGCGGCCGCCTTGTGAGCGGCCTGATAGATACCACGTAGGATCACGCCTGCGTTGAGCTCGCCTCGTACCGGCAGCACAAGTACCTGCTCGCCCACTCGGATCGGAGCAAAGCCCGTGGCGAAAGAATTTGCAAAAGGCTGAAATACGGGCAAAAAATCGGTCACCAAGGAGCCGATCGCAACTCTTGCACGGTCCCCGCTTACTTCGCTTATGATGCCGATCTCATTTAGATTATTGCTCATATTGTTCATCCTTGTTTCTATCATCTAGATCAAATTTATTTCTTATAAATCCGACTGCCAAATCCAAAATTCCGCTGCCTTTAAAGGCGCCGATCCCGCAGATCGCAAGGCTAAGGCGCATATCCTTGGCGCAAAAAAACGCAATTTCATAAACAATATAGGCGCTGAAACAGCCATCCAATATCCGTTTAACGAAATTTCTCGCACCACACTCGCCATGCTTTAAAAAAGCCGTTACGCTGCCCGCGACACCTGCAGCCAGCACATAAAGCAGATATTCCACGGCTCATACTTTAAAGGTTTTAAAAAGCGTCGCAGGCGAAAAAAGAGCGCCCATAATGCCTATGCAAAGCGACCAAAGAAGCAATACTAAATTTTCGCTTCTTATGAAGGTATCAAAAACTACGTAAAGCTCAAGGTTAAATACCACCAAGACAAAAGCTCTAAGCAGATAAATCAAAGTTTTCATTATTCGCTCCTCGTGCAGTCTTTGGCTATCTCTTCGCATTTTAAAAAATACCTCATAAGCTCTTTGTGTGCCTCAAAGCTGTTATCTTCTGCGGGCTTAAGCGGTACTTTCAGATCGCACTTTACGGGCACGTGATCCTTTTCGCGCCCTGCATTTTTTGCAGCACATCCACAAAGGGCTAACACGCTAAAAAGCGTTATTAAAAAGATTTTTATACGCATCAAGTTCCGCCTCACAACTTTTGTCTTTTATGTAAATTTTTGAAACGTTTTTGATCTTATCCTCGTTGCGGCGGCTTGCTTTCACCTCAAGGGATTTGATCGCGGCGTTTTGCAAGCTTAGATTTAGCTCACATTGCTGCAGCTGCACCTTTAGCCTTGTATTTTCGGCGCTTAGCTGCGAAATGTCGCTTTTAAGGCTTAAAATTTCGGCTCCGCATAATGCAGCTATGACCGCAAAAGCCGCCAGCATAAATTTAATGTTTAATAAGCCCATTTAGCACCTTCTTTGCACGATTTGGAGTCTGCTGCGCCCAAAGGCTGCGAAGCCCGTTTGCGATAGCCTTTTCATATTCGCTAGTTCTTATGTAGTGAAGCGTCGTAACGAATTTTTTAACCTTGTTAACGTCCATCTGATAGCACATCTCTATTACTACGTCCTGCACGTTTTGCGGTTTGTCTTGAAGCCAGGCAAAGGCTTCAAATACCCTAGGCTTTAACTTTTTTAATTTCAGCTCTAAAATTTGATCCGCCGCCGCGCGGCCCATCGGCTCTATCTTTCCGCCGTTTAGTGCTAGCTCGTCGGGGCTCAAGGCCGAAACTAAAAAGCCGTAGCCGATAGTCTTGTAGCCCCTTGTGTCCTCATAAATTTCACCGCAAAAGCCTTCGTTTTCCTTGATGTTTGCGATTAGGCTCATTCTTCGCTCCTCTGCTCGTCTAAAACTTTTGCGGCAATATTACGCTTTGCGCGGCTCAAAATCTATCAAAAAGCTGTGTCAAAGGATTGTGCCAAAATCCTTTGACAAAAAACTATGCCAAAAGATTTTGATAGATTTTGAGATATTCGCCGTGCTATAGTTGCGAAAAATAGGAGGCAAAATGCTTGTAGAGTTCGAAAAAGAGTTGATCGAAACGATTAAAGGGGTTTGCAAGAACACTTCGCCCTATCTAGGGGAGTTTGAAAACAAAGATGAGATGGAGCTCCTCATAAAAGGCGGAGATAGTTTTGTATTCGTAGAATTTATAGGTGAAAGATATGAAAACGTGGTAAGTAAAATAGGCACTTACAATATCCATATTTTAGGGGTAACGTCCAGCAAGCAGCAAGGTTATAGACAGGAAAATAAGTATAAAGCCATAGCTCTTTGCGAAGCAGTGGATAAAAAATTAAGAAATTCAGAGCTTAACAATGAATTTAGGATTGAGCCAAAAAGCTTGAAGGTGTCTCACAATAGCATAACCGATTATGGATATATGTATGTTTTGACGAGAGAAATTCAGACCGAGTTTCTTGAAAAAAGTGAATGGCTTAAAGAGGGCTAGGTTGTAAAGTTGTAACGATTGTATCGAAAGAGGAATAGATGAGATTTCAAGCAAATTTAATATCGCTTAAGAGCGAGAATGCGGATAATGATCTTGTAGAGTTGCTACTGGCGATTACCGGTGAATGGAAAGGGCATTATAGCGGAGCGTTTCGTATCGATAGCGCGGATTTGGAAAAGATGAAGCTAAATTTTGATGCTCGCAAGATAGATCTAGTGATTGACTACGAGCATCAAACCCTTATGGGCTGTGAAGCTCCTGCGGCGGGCTGGATCAAAGAGATGCATATCAAAGACGGCAAGCTTTACGGAATGGCAAGCTGGACCGCGAAAGCGAAAGAATACATCAAAAACGGCGAATACAGATATCTGAGCCCCGTATTCAATTTCGGAGCGATCGACAAAAAGACGGGAGCGTGGATAGGCTGCGAGATCGAAAGCGTCGCGCTAACCAATACGCCGTTTCTTGATGAGCTTGAAGAGATAAGAGCAAATAAAAATTTTACGGCAAAGGAGAAAAATATGCCTGAAAACGAAAAAAACGGTGCGGATGTCGCTGCGCTAAAAGCGCAATATGACGCGCAAATCACCGCTTTAAAAGCGGAGCTTGAGACAAGCAGAAGTGAGGTTGCGGCGCTCGGCGAGCAGCTTGCGGAGAGTGCGGTAGAGGGCGCAATCGTTGCGAATAAGCTTCCCGAGGGGCAAAAGCAGTGGGCGCTCAGCTATGCAAAGACCGATTTAAACGGCTTTAAAGAGTTTTTAAAAGGCGTTACGCCGCCTGATAAAAAACCTGATCTGCCGAATAACGATCTGTTTGCCAACAAAAACCAACCCCAAAACGATATAGATGTCGTTAAATTTGCATTAGGAGGAAAATAAGATGCCAAACGAGCAAAAGAAACCAAAGACCTACGGCGACGTAGTGGTAAATGAGATTTTGGGCGTCAACGCTAAAGTAGAGACTACAAAAGCCTTGGAGTGCGGAGCCGTACTTTTTAGTATTAACGGTGGCGAGAGCTTTACGGCGGTAACGAGTGACAACCAAACCGATACTATCGCAAATGCTGCTGCGGTATTCGGCGTGCTATGCGACAATGTAGAAGCCACCGGGGATGCTAACGTGCTGGTGCTCGGCGAGGTTAAGCTTGCGGATGTCGCCGCAGAGCTAAAAACCGCGCTATTTAAGCAAAAAATCGTAGTAAGATAAGGAGAAAACAATGGACGAACTTCTAAAATATTTTACGGTTGAGGCGATGACCGAAATTGTAAATCAGGTCAAAGCCGATCAAAGTTTTATAACGGATACATTTTTCAAAAAATGGACTCCGACGCTTTCAAATACCCACAACATTATCATCGAAAAAGGTGCGGGCGTAATACTTGAGAGCGTCAGCGAAAACGGAGAACATTTGGTAACGAAAAACCCGGATCAAACGATAGTATCCGTGCCGCTTCCTCGCTTCCCGCAATACGATACGCTTCCGGCAAGCGAGCTAAATTTATTAAGAACGCTCAATACCCAAAGCGAGCAGCTTAAATCTCTTTCGGCAGCTATCGGCAAAAAACTAGCTAGCCAAAAGAGCAATATCACCAATACGGTAGAGTATATGGCCATAGGCGCTATTTTTGGCAAGGTAATGGACGGCAAAGGAAAGGTGCTGCTTGAGCTTAGCGCAAACAGAAAAGAGATAACTATCACGAATGCGACTAAGTTATTGGATTTGCTAAGCGATATCGAAGCCGCTCAAAAAGAGGTGTTGGGCATCGCAAAGCCATATATCGCGCTAGTAACGAGAGAGCTTTTTAGCGAGCTGCTTAAATTGGCCGAAGCACAAGAGCTTCTAAAACTAAAATCCTGCGAAGTCGTCGATAGTAATGGAGTTTTAACTCTTAAACTTTTCGGCAAGACCTTTATGCCTTACGATGCCTCATACAAAAACACGAAGGGTAAAGATACGAGCTACATGAGCGGCAAAAAAGGCATAGTAGTTCCTTTGATGGACGATATCTTTGAGGTAGTTTATACGAGAGCCAATCACACATCTGCCATCGGCAAAGCTCCGACGAAATTCTTTGCTGCGGCTCCAGAAGTGCTGGAGAAAGGTAGGGGCTGGGGTATAGTTAGCGAAAGTAGACCGCTTCCGATCTGCAATAGGCTTGACGCGATAGTTGAGCTTAAAATGTAATTTAAAAGGGCTCTAAGCCCTTTTAAATCAAAAACGACCAAAGATATGAGAAAAATATTTTAAACGTTTTAACACGCTTTTAATACGCGTTAAAAGGCTTAAAAGATTTAAGGATAAGACCCAATGATAACAAACGATGATCTACTCGAAGAAGTTTCACATAAAGAGTTACTGGAGCTTAGCGATTTTGAGGGAAGCGGTAGCATAAATCAAAGCGTCATAGACGATAGCTTAAATGATGCGCTAGCATTCATAGCATCATTTATAAAAATTCCCGCTAATCCTACTAAACTTCTAAAAGATATATGCGTAGATCTAACGATAATCGAGCTAAAAAAGCGCAATAACTTTCCGAAGGACACCCTAGCAGAGCAGATCGAAAAGATAGGGGGTCTACTTTTAAAGATGGCTGCAGGCAAAATTCCTACCGATGAGAAGAAAGACGATAAGCCGAGACTTGCTTCAAGGGCTTTTCGGCATTATGAACAGAGAATGGATCTAAAGGACTTAAATGGCTGAGAAACCAAATATCAAGGATTTAGCGCGTGAACTATATCTAAAAGGCTTTAACGTCGAGCGAATAGCCGAAATTCTAAATAAAAACGTAAAGACCATCAAGAATTATAAGGCCGCCGGCAGTAATTGGGATGAGCTCAAGACGGCAAGTTATCTAAACCGCGGCGGCGAAGAGAAGCAAAATATCTATCAAAATTTCATCGAAGAGATGCGCCTGGCGGTGAAAGATATTAGAGAGAGCGAACTGCCTGCGGGCAAAAAAGCGGATGCGCTAAGCAGGATAGGCGATAGCTTCGTCAAGATGAGCAAGGTAGCAAGCTACGAAAACCCCGCAGCGTACCGCCTCAGCATCGCAAAAAAGGTTATCATGCTAGTAGTCGAAAAATTTAAAGATGATGAAAACAAAGAATGCATTAAAAAGCTTATTGAGCTCATCGAGAGCGAAAAATTTATAAAAGCCATTGAAGAGCTTGAAGTTTAGGAACTTAAGATGCTTTTTTCAAAAGATGAGCTGGATAGCTTTTTGGAGGATAGCCGCGAAAGCCACAAGCAAGCCGGAGCCGTAGAACCCGAGCTTAGCAAGCTTACGCGTAAGGACTTTTACGACTGGCTGGAAGAGCTTAGCGGCGAATTAAAAGAGCAAATACATCTAAACAGTCCACTATCTCCCAAAGATAGAGCCGCTAGGCTAAAGCGTGCCGAGCACGATTTTATGTTTTTTGCCAAGACCTATTTTCCGCACTATTTTAGTATTGATAGCTCCTGCGCGCTTCACGAGGATTTAGCGCAAATTTTTGAAGTTATGACGCAAGAGAGCGGCGGCGACAAGTATGTTCGAGCCGCACCGCGCGGGCATGCAAAAACCACGTATTGCTCGCAGCTCTTTCCGCTTTGGTGTATTTGCTTCGGTAAGAAGCGCTTTATCGTCGAAATTTCGGACGCCGTGGAGTTGGTGGAGGGGTGTTTGGAGGCTATTAAAGCCGAGCTCGAGGACAATGCAAATTTAAAAATGGACTTCCCGCATGTCTGCGGCGCAAGCAAGAATTGGAAGATAGGCGAGTTCGTATCCAAAAACGGCGTCAAGCTCAAGGCATTCGGCTCGGGCAAGAGGCTGCGCGGCGTAAAATTCGGCGTGTATCGCCCCGATCTAGTCGTCCTTGATGATTTGGAAAACGACACCAACGTGCGCAGCAAAGATCAGCGCGATAAGCTCGAGGAGTGGCTCGATGAAGCGGTGCTAAATTTAGGCAGCGTAGACGGAAGCTTAGATGTACTTTATATCGGCACTATCTTGCATGCAGATAGCGTGCTAGCGCGAAAGTTAAAGCTTAAATTCTGGAACGCCAAAAAATATCAATCAGTGATAAATTTTCCAAGGCGAATGGACCTATGGGGGCAATGGAGCGAGCTTTATCGTAATATCTCAAAAGACTCCAGCGACGAGTTTTATTTGAGGTACAAAAAGCAGATGGACGAGGGCTCGCAGGTGCTTTGGTCTGATGCGCTGCCGATCTTAAAGCTCATGCAAAAGCGCGCCGAGAACCTAAAATCATTCAACAAAGAGCAGCAAAACGATCCGCGAAACGAAGCTCAAATCTTTACAAAAGAGGCTATGCATTTTTATCGCGAGCTTCCGAGGTGTGATTATTTCGTGATGTATATCGATCCGGCGGGCGAGAAGAAAAAGAGCGACTATACGGCTATTACGGTGCTGGGCGTCAGCAAGGCAGAAGCTAAAATTTACGTCGCCGAGAGCATCGTAGAGGTCATGAAGAGCAAGAAAGCAATCAAGGAGATCATTAGGCTTAATCAAATTTATCGCTGTCGCGTTTGTGCGATAGAGAGCAACGGCGGGCAGGAGTTTTTTAGGCAGTGGATAAGAGAAAAGGCCTTTGAGATTGGTGCAAAACTGCCGCTTAGGGGAATCAACAATACGGCTGCTAAAGGGCAAAGGATAGAGGAGCTCGAAGTGCCGATCGATGACGGCGAGATAGTATTTCATCAAAGTCAAAGTCTGCTTATAGAGCAGCTTTGCGAATATCCAGAAGGCAAGCACGACGACGCACCCGACTCTTTGGCGGGAGCATACGAACTTACAAGGCTAAAAAGAAAAATAAAAAGGCGCAGTAGATGATATTTGAGAAACTTTTTAAGAATAAAACCGAGCAACCGCAGCGTAAAAAAACGGCAGTTGTGGCCCAAAACAGCACGCTGATCGATCTGATAATCAACACCGGCGTTTCCAGCATAAGTGATAGCGATATGGATATGATCCTAACCGATCTTACGGTTACGCAATGCGACGTCAGCCGCAAATCCGTCACGGAGAAAAAAGAGATCCAAATCATTTGCGATGATGAGGAGATTGCCAAAAATTTCAAAGCCATTTTTAACCCGGATATCGTTAGTCAAATTTTAGAGACTTATCTTTACGGGCTCAACGTCTTTGAGATAAACTACAAAGAAAAGGACGGATTAGTTTATCCGCGTCTCGTGCAGAGGGATTTTAGGCAGTTTAAATTTAACGACGCCGGCGAGTTCGTATTTGTAGCCGGCGGAAGCGAGCAAAAGATCCCGCCGTTTAAAGTCGTTTATGCGCTAAATCGCGCAAATTTTAGAAAAACCTACGGTGACGGGCTCATTAAAAAGCTCTACTTTCCCGTCAAGATGAAAAATGCGAGCTTAAAATTTTGGTTTAGATTTTTGGAGCGTTTCGGCTCACCGTGGGCGGTTGCAAAAACGAGTTTCGATCCGGATGAGCTAGCAAACGAAGTGCAAGCTATGCTTAGCGGCGACAGCGCAGTCATCGATACGGAGGAGGAACTAACGCTTATTCAGCCAAGCACGAACGTGGATTTTACAAAATTGCCAAACTATTTGGATAATCAAATCAGCAAGGCAATTTTAGGCGCAAATTTAACAAGCGACATAAGAGAGGGTAGCTACGCTGCAGCAAAAACGCACAACGAAATCAGGGAGGATCTAGCTGCAAACGACGGTAAAATTTTAGAGTTCGTTTTAAACAAGACGATCGGCTTTTTTAAGGAAATTAATGCTTATAAGGGCGAAATCGAAGCTAAGATTTACGATGAGGATGCCCCGAATGCGGAGCGCGCAAGCAGAGATAAAACGCTATTTGATATGGGCTTTGTGCCGACTTCGAGATACATTAGTAAAATTTATAATATCGAGCTTGACGAAAAGGCCATTAAAGAGCGTTTAAACAGTGATTTAAAGGCGAATAAACGGGCTTTAAAGGGTGCAAATAAGCCGATAGATCGCTTCGAAAAGGCTAGCAGCGAACTAAAAATCGATGACGGCGAGATAGAGGCTGCATTAAACGAATTGATCGCACAAAGCGAAACCTACGAGCAGGCGTTTGATAGGCTTTATGAGCTTTATGATCTGCCGTTTGATGAGCTTGAAAAATATATGTTTCGAGCTATCGCGAACGCCGAGATGATCGGATATGCGGATGAATAGCGGCTTTAGCTTTCAAAAAGAGCCCACGGCGGTATATGAGTATCTGCAAAGCAAAAACGCTGAGATCCATTTCGATTATGATGGGATCATGCACGATGCTTATAAAAAAACATTTACGATCGCAAAGATGACCGATTTGGATCTTCTAAAAGATATGCAAAACTCGCTCTCTCAGGCTTTCAAAGATGGAACGCCGTTTGAGGAGTGGAAGCAAAGCGTAAAGCCTATGCTCGCCAAAAAGGGCTGGCTAGGCAAAATTAAGGTTAAAGACCCAAAAAGCGGCGAAGAAAAAGAAATATATGTGGGGAATCGCAGGTTAAAAACTATCTATGATACAAATATGAGGACCGCATACGCAAAAGCCCGCTATGAAAGCCAAATGAAAAGCTCGGGGGAGTATTTTCGCTACACAGCGGTTCTTGATAACAAAACAAGGCCTACGCACCGAAAACTACACGGTACCACGCTTCCAAAGACCGATAAATTTTGGGATACGAACTACCCGCCGAACGGCTGGAATTGTCGCTGCAAAGTGCAAGTACTTACGGAGACCGAGGTACGAGCGCGCGGCATTACGCCGCTTGCGGACGGCTCGTTTTTACCAAACGTCGCGCAGGATGATTTCGCTTACAACCCAGGCAAAATGGATCATTTGGATGAAATTTTTAGCGAAAAGAAACAAGAGGCGCTAGGCGCCGTTACTGCGGAGACTGCGCGACAAAAGTTAAAAGAGCGTTTAGAGGGCTTTGGGCACGAAAGAGATCTGCATATATGGAGAAGCGGGCTTGAGGATGCGATAGATGAGATCATCGTAAAAGATAATCCAAAAACGCCGATCAATATGGTGCAGGTAGGCTTTTTGAATGCTTTTTTAGCAAAGAAAGCAAGCGAAATTTTAGGCGCAGATGTGCAAAGCGGCGGCATAATCATCACAAAAAAGCATCTATCCCATGCAGCCCCTAAGCGTAAAGAGGGCTACGATCACGCTCTTAGGATAGAGGAGATACGCGAGATAGTTTCGGTGCTGGATAACGAAAACAACGCTTATACGGATCTACGCAAAAAGCACAAAAATATTCTGTTTATTTTTGAGGACAAAAAAGACGGCTCAAAGATAAATTTAATCCCCATCGAAATAAGCAAAATAATTAAGAAATTCAAGCAAAGCAACTACGTAATAACGCTTGATAAAAACGATAAGAAAACGATTGAGGATCTGATTGAAAAGGGCGAAATCAAAAAGATAAAGTAGCTCGGCGGGAGTCGAACCCGCGATAACCGCTATGCTAGCGCATAACGTCCGTCTACGCACGCTGACGCCATCAAAGCCACTTTTATGGGTATTATAATAAATTTTAAAGGCAAAGTCAAATGATAGAAATTCGGGGTCTAGAGGCGGTGCAAAGGAAGCTAAAGGGGCTATCCGAACTGGGGCGCAATACCGAACCTTTGATGTGGACGATCGGGCATGTGATGCTAAATTCCATTGAAGATAGCTTCGAAAATGAAAAAAGTCCGTTCGGAGAAAAATGGGCCGCTTTAAAGCCGAGTACCGCCGCGCAAAAGGCCAAAAAAGGCAAGTCCAATAAAATTTTGCGGCGCGATGGATATTTGGCGGATAAGTGGGTGGTTGATGCGGATAATAAAAAAACGGTCGTATCAAACAACTCGAAGCATAAGGGCTTTGCCTATGGATTAGTGCATCAATTCGGCACCCGTAAAGCGGGGCGCGGCAAAAGTACCTTTATCCCGGCTCGTCCGTTTTTGCCCGTAAACAAAAGCGGCAAGTTGCAAAGAGATATACAAAAAATCATAAAAACCGAAATGATAAAATTCATAAAAAAAATTTAGCGCTTGCGATATTTCCACGGCGGGGTCGGATCCTCTTCCGCCCAAAGCCCTAATTTTTTGTGTTTTGCGTTGGATTCGTCCGGAGCATATTTTTTTGAGTATTTTCTAAAAGCCCAAGCGTAGCCGCTAGCCACTATCTCTTTATTAATATCGACTCCGTCTAAAATGATGGTGCCTATCGTCCTTCCGTATCTGTCGTTGCCCTCTTTTTTGACCTCTACCGTTTTTCCTGCTACTAAATTTGATAGAAATTTAGTCGATTGCTTCCCAAAGGATTGTTTCTTTTCTGGGGCATCGATGCCGTTTAGTCGCACCTTGATTTGCTCTTTGTCTTGCGTTAGCACGACTATAGTGTCTCCATCTGACACCCTTACAACTTTGCCCTCAAAGCCGAATAAGCCGCTCATTATTAAGAAAAATAGTAGTATTGCTTTCATAGGGGAGTATTATATCAGATTTCTTCATCATCGAAAAGCAGAGGCTGTTTGTTTTCTCTGATTATCAGGCTTGTGCCGTTATAGCTTAACCCGTATTTGGCGGCGATCTCTCGGATTGTTACGGCACTTTGCTTTCCTGCGGCTACCCCTTCTTCATACTCTTTGATGATGTCGCGATTTCGGAATGTGCTTTTATAGCTCGGCACGTAGATATTGGCTCCGCCATATTCTTTTAGGACTTCGCTTATATCTTCGCTATTTCTGACGCAATTATAAAATTCTACGAACAGATCGAAATTATTTACTATCAAAATATGCTCCTTGCATCTTTCGTAGGGCGATAATCACGTCCGTAGCCTCCTGGCGGCTTAGATACCAGAGATGAAATACCATCCTGCCGGTTATTCGCTCAATGAAAAGTCGTAGCGCAAGCCCTGTTTTCGTTCTTGCGATCCTATTCCAAATACCCACGATAGTATCAAGCTGTTTTTGCGTAGCTTTAAGAGGGTCTTTTTTGGCGAATGCTCGCGGCACCCCGCCCGCCGCCACGACGGCATCTTTGGTGCTCGTCTGCTTAAGTTTAGGATTAAATTTGCTCTTATAGCCGACTACTTCCAAAACCTTTCTTAGCTCATCGATATTGAGATCTTTCAGGCTATCTTTGCCGAATTCAGCCTGCAGATACACTTTGCGACACTCATCATCCACAAAGTAATTATGCTTTAGCGTGTGGATCATTTTGATATAGTATTTTTTCAGCTCATCTTTTTTATTTATCCTCATCGAAAAGCCCCCTATTAGCCTTAGTTGTAATAGTTGTATCGGTTGTAGCTAGTGGCCTGCAACTATACATTACGCTCTTGCCTGCTTTATGGCTGAACCACAATTTGCCGTCAAATTTATCCAGGCAATCGCGGGCGGTTTTATCATCCTTTGCATAGCCTGCGGTGCCAAGAAGCTCGGTTTTATTTAGTTCGCCAAGCTCCAGCGCGCGCCTGATTTCGGCGGTGAAACCGAGCTCGTATTCGCTCATCCTTGCAAGTTGCAAATCCAGCTCTTTTAGCTGCAAACTTGCCAGATCTACGCAAAAGCCGCCGTCTTTTACGCCGGCGCGCTCCTTTGCTACTTCGCATAGGAAATTCAACTCGTTTTGCTGGCTCGGGCGCTTGATTAGATGATACATCACGTCAAGCGAATTTCTAATATGGTTGCTGCCTTGGTAGTTGCGCCCATCCTTATTTGAGTGGTGCAAGATCAAGATCGTAGCCCCGGCTTCACGCAAATTTTTTAGCGCGCCAAACAGCCTATTTACGCGGTTATCATTATTTATATCCACGAAATCGCGCAGGCTATCCAGTATAAAAACGCAGTCCTCATAAGCTTTGCCGATCGCGCTTTGCTCTAATTTCATCACGAGCTCGAAGCCGTCCATTTCGATACTTGAACGCTGAATGTAGCTTAAATTCGGAAATTCATTTATGAGGAGCTTATCCACGCCGCGCTGCTTTAGTACACCTACGGGGTTATCATAATCGATGAAAAACACTCTTTGGCCTTCTTCGCAAAGCCTTTTGGCTAGCGCAAACGCCATATAGCTTTTGCCCGTGCCGCCATCGGCATAAATCAACGTAATAAGCCGCTTAACCAAAAAATCCTCTATTAAAAATTCGATTTTCTCATTAAAGCTTTCGCTTTTTAGGCTTGAGCTTTGTAAAAAGTCGAATATATCGTTTTCGTTCATATTGGTGACCGTCTTTCTTAATCTTTCAGTATCATTAGTGCTACTATCGCCGTGATGCTAAGTGTGATAAATATCGTGCTCGCAAATATCAAAAAGAGCTGCATTATTTAATCTCCAAATTTGGGTTCTCGTATATGTTGCCGACGATCTCAAACTCATCTGAAGCGTTTTTGAATTCCTTAGTAATTGGATAATCCAAGTTTATTTTGCTTAAGTCGTGCATATAAAATCCGCAATCAAAGCAAATTTTATAAGTGCGCAATCCCCATCTAACGAAGAAGCCCGTATAAATTTCCACGCCGTGTTTATCCTTTATTCCTGTATCTTGCATTAGCTCGATTTTACGGAAAGAAACCTCGAAGCAGGTTTGCTCTTTTTCGCTCCATAGCGTAGCTGTTTTGTTTGCAAAATTTAATTCCATTACCTCGTATATCCCCTTGGGATATCTCTCATATCCCAGCGTTATTCCGTTCGGTAATCTTTGATTGGAACGCAAAAACGCTCTAAATTTAATCTCTCTCATCCCTATGCTCCTAATTTGAATTGTTTATCTTTTGCGGCCTCAATCTGCCTTAATATCATCTCTATTACATTAACGCTCATCGCATTACCCGCCTGTTTATAGGTTTGAGTGTCGGATACCGCGATTTTAAAATCATCCGAAAAGCCTTGCAATCTTAAGCACTCTCTCGGAGTGAGTTTGCGAATGCGCTCCGTTTTTAATAGATTGTTGTTTGTAAAATTGCTTGTCGTAATAGTAGGGCAAATTTCTAACTCGTAGCCCTTGTTAAAGCCATGGGGTCTTTGGATAATGAAGTTATCCGTTCTACGATGGCCGGGATTCGTAGTCAAGGTGTTAGCGCAATCTCTATTTTCATCTTTCGGGTAAAACTTCCCTTTAAATTTAAGATGCTTGCTTTCAAAATAGGCTAGTAATCTTTCGCTCAAAAAGTATTTTTCACCCACGTTTTCATCAAGATAATCCGCCAGTTTATTATAGCTTGTTTTCGGAGCGAGCTTGAAAGCGTAATATTCGTCGGCGTTTAGAAAGCCTATGATATAAAGCCGCTCTCTGTTTTGCGGGATGCCGTAGTCTTTAGTGTTAAGGATTTCGGCATAGCAGTGATAGCCGAGAGAGCGCAAGGCGTTGAGAAAATTCACGTATGCTTTGCCTTTCTCGATCGATAAAAAACCTTTGACATTTTCAAATACGAAAACTTTCGGGCGACACTCTTTCACTATCCTGTAGTATTGCCAAATTAGCGATCCGCGATCCCCCGATACCCCGGCACGAAGACCTATACGACTGAAGTCTTGACAAGGAGAGCCGCCTATTAAAATATCGATTTTGCCGCGAAACGCAGAGGCATCAAGTCCTTTTATATCTTTATAGAATACCGCTTCATCTATTTTATGATTTGTGGAATAGACGGTGCGGGCGAATTTATCGATCTCGCAAGCAAAAGCGATTTTAAAGTTTTCATTAAAAACGTTGCGCGCTGCGATTTCGGCTGCGCCTATTCCTGAAAAGACGGTCGCGATATAGGTCATCTCTTTCCTTTAAATTTAAACTCTTTAACAAGCCTTTAA